GCTTTAAGATTGATATCTAAGTTAATTTTAGAATCTCCACCTTCGCCTATTGTCGGACCTTGTCTTATTTCAGGGAGTGATTTGCCTAAATCAAAGCCTGGTGGTAATGATACATTTTGAGCTAATCCAACGCCTCCTGATGGAAGGTTAGTTCTTGACACATCCTTGATACGTTCGGTTATATTAACAACGTTACTCTCGCCAACGCCGAAAAGCTTACCTCTAACTGAGAACGCTTCTTTAAATGATGTATCTAACTCTTGATTGAATATATTACCGGTTGTAACTTTTGCCACGGCTTCTCCGATACCTGTTCCGACGCCTTTGAATACAGACGATATAACAGCGCCAGCATCGACAATAGTCCCTAGCAAACTAACTACAGCGTTGAGGTCTTCCTTTAGAGTTCCCAGACCTTCGCCGGTAAAGGCTTCTTTTAATACACTTCCGATCTGTTTTCCGACCTCTACCGCATCTTTAACAAATATTTTTAAATCATCGCCAAACTGATTTAATTGCTCTGGAGTAATCGAGTCGATAAATTCGCCAAATCGAGTGCCAAGTTTAGTTAATATTGGCTCTAATCGGTTGAACACCCTAATGACTCTGTCTTTAATAATAACGCCTAGCTTTCTCATTTTGGAATTGAACGTACCCAACCTAATTTGCGCTTGTTCCTGCGCCACTCGCGTTCCGGTTATACTTTTACTCATGGTATCGAGTAGTCCGATATTGTTTAATATCGATAATCCAACTTTATCATGTTCTTCACCGAATATTTTTGCAATAAACAATGCTTTTTTTGTGGGATCAATCGTGGCATCGATAGCATCTTTAACCATTTGGAATCCGCCAGCAATACCTGATTTTCTGAAATCGATTCCCTGCCTAGTTAGTCGGCCAATAATTGCGCTTAAAGCCGTACCAGCCTGAGCGCCTTTAAATCCACCCTTAGCAACTGCCTGAATAATAGAGTTTAGATCTTCAAACCCTATCCCTGCTGCTCTAGCTTTAGCGCCAGAGAGCACAACCGCCCTACCAGTATCGGCAATTTCTGATGCGCCAAACTTAGCGCCAGCAGCCAATACATTAACAAACCGAGATGTCTGATCGGCTGCTGCGCCAAAGATATTGAGTGATTGAGTTACTATTTCTGCTGCATCAGCAAGCTCAATGCCTGCTGCATTTTTAAGCAATAATACTTGCTCTGTCACGCCGACAAGTGCCGGAATGTTTTTTAGTAACTCTGCTTTTTGAGAAGCGACTATCTTGATAGCGCTAGCGACTTCTGTTTGCGCTGTCGACGAGGCTTTAGCTAGGCGTAAGGTTTCATTCGTCAATAAGCTTAAATCTTTGCCTGTCGCACCAGTGATAGCCGAAAGATCGGCTAGTGAGTCTTGGAAATCAGCGCCAACCGTTATAGCTTTTTTAATGCCAAGAACAATACCAGCACCAAGCACCAAACCTTTCAATCCGCCGAAAGTTTTTTTCAAAGAACCACCGAGTGATTTAGCTTCTCTTTTCAGTTGGCGAAACTGTTTGATTGTTCTTTTTGCGCTGATTCTAAGTTTTCTAAAAGTTCTTGTTGCTTTTAATCTACCTAACGCCCCTGCAATAGCCAATATAGCTTTAGGAAGTTTTTTTATTGGGGCTTTAACATTTTTGGCAGATTGCTTTATTTTTTTAAAGTCAGTATCAACAGAAGCGCTCGCAATTTTCGACATCGATTTAGTCTTAACTAACTCTTTACCGATTGATTTTGTTGACTTAACGATTGCTTTAGAGGATATCTGCCCAACGACAGATGACTTTTTGAAATTAGTATTTATGGATCGGCTAGTTTTCTTGGTAATGCCATCGGTAATAACCAGCTCTTTGCCGAGCCCCTTCATGGACTTTTTAATAGCATTGCCAGATTTTCTAATAGCCTTTGCAGCACCACTGAATTGATCTAAGGCAATGAATGAATATGATACGTTAAAAGCCAACTCAATTCCCCTCTAAATCTTGCCAAGTGAGACCGCTTTTAGCTTGCTGTGCGGTTATTAGTGCGCAGTTTACTATATCAGCACCTTGTTGTGCTGTTATTTCTCCGATCCTCATGCTTGCAACAATATCAGCATTCAATTTTGTATTTATTTTGTTTCTTGCTTGAGTTTTTCTGCCTGCCCATTTGCAATTATCAGGTGAATAACCTTTGCTATTGTCAATTCTTTCTATTGTTGACTTATCATCAGTGCGTAGACCCATATCTTTCAAGAATGTTAAAAATGAATCCCACTCAGGACAGACCTTTATTCCCCTTCCTCCATATCGATCATAGTGTGGACTGTTGGGATTATTGCACCTTGACCTCATATCATTCCACGAATTATACTCAGGAGTATTCGACAACCCGTGATTTATGAGACAACCGCAGTTCTTGGTCAAACCTTTACTTAGATTACCCAATTGATTTGTTTTTACCACTCCACAGATGCAACGGCAAGTGAAATATCTTACATATCCTCTTTGCGGAGATTCATTCAGGATTGTCCAATCGTGGAAAGTATCGCCAGCACCGATCAATAATCTTCTTCCCATTATCGCCTCTTTTCTTCTGATTGTATGCTGTTGGCATCCTGTATGAATTCATCTATTTCAGATAGAGGGATACCTTCTAGATATTCGTAATTTACTCCGCCTTTGAAGAATCTGACGATTTTCCGCATTTGGTATCTTGTTCGTCTTTCTTCAAGGCTGATGCTAGAGTAAAATTTACAAGGTATTCGCCCAACATATTCTCGAAATCATCAGGATGCATGGTTTCGAGTATTGCCATAGTCATATCGACTTCACCCTCAACACTGGCCACGCCTTTAATGCAGAACAGTTTCATAGCCTTGTTAAGCAATGAAGACATATCTTTAGTATAAGCGTGAAGAATGCCCATAACCATTGTTCCGGTCATCTTTTTGGCAGAGGCTTCATTACCTTCATTATCACCATCATTATCATCATCGCCACTATCATCACCATCATCTGAACTACTCATTTTTACAGAAGCGGCATAAAAAGCTGACTTAAAAGGAGTCGTCTTAGAAAGCAATTTCATTGATGGCTCGACAAGGGTAATAAAACCACCTTCTTGCTCTGTACCGCCGTGTGAATACTTTACTGGATGTTCTAGTTCAAAATGGATCTCATTCATTTTTCGCTAACCTTATTGTGCCGGATCTGATTTAAATTCCAGATCGATTGATGTGTCAGCGCCTAATGGCACCTCGTAGTTATTTGTTAATGACGCGTTGTTAAATATACGTCTAAAAGTAACGGTCCTGGCACCTTCTACAACGCTGCCAGTTATGGCAATGCCGTTCTGGCCAGGCTGTGCTTTCCAGACTCGCGCTATCGCTATATTAGTGGGAGTGGGATCAAGCGCGACTTTAATATTGGAAAAATTATCCGTTATTTCATCTGCAAGTATCTGCTCTACCGCTCCACCGCCAGACGAAGCCGCCCGTAAAATTTGCTCTCCAAATCCCTCGTCAAATACAACTGAATTCGGCTTAACCGCTACAGTTATATTATTAACAATGAATGTTGGGTTTGCTATTACTGTTCCCATACTATTAACCCTCTGTGCTGAATGTGATACGCATAGTTGCTAAGAACTCGCGTAATTGAGTGACCAATGGTGTTTCCATATCAATAGTTACCTTCCCGTTAGCAATATCTAAAGCAACAATCAAGTTTTCAATAAATTGACTTCGAGCTGCTTCGCCTGCCTCTGTTAAAACAAAGTCGGGACTGGTTAAGTCTGCAAAAAGACCAATTAATGTCGCTTCAATAGCACCTTGATTAGCTATATCTCGCCCAGCAACCAAGTCACCATTTGTCAGTCTTGACTGAGCATAAATAGTACGAAGGTTATTTGAGAAATATTCCCTAGCATTAGACGCTGTATCCACAAAATTCAAGAATTTAAAACTTACATCAGGGTTACCAGCGGTATCGGTCTTATAAGTTGTTACCATTCCGCCAAGTATAATTTGATTGCCAGCTCGGTTATTACCCATGGTTGAAACACCGCCTGTCACGCCGTTTAATTGGCCTATTTCTGTTTGCGTCCATCCTCGACCATTCCGGGTTACTGGGATGATGCTTAATGGCGTATTGAAGTAAGGCTTACTCGCTAACGCAGGCCCACCAAATGCATCAAGACCACCGGTACGACTAATAACAATGTCAGCAATACTCGCACCGTCTGTTAAGCGTCTACCGCGCAAAGATGCTGTTATTGAAGCTTTTACGGCTGGTATCTCAAATACCGATGGGCCTTTAAAGTTTGTTTCGCTAATCGTCTTATCGCCATCAACAAGTAATGATTGACTATTCAGTGCGCCATAAGTTGATAATAAGTTAGACAAGGTATCGGTTTTTGAGGTAAATGCAACTCCGTCTAAAATATCATTGTCGACATTAAAACGAGCATCAAGGAATGTTCTGACTTCTGAAGTATCATCTGCATAAGGCCAAGCAACACCCTGGTAGCGAGTATTGCCGACAACATCAAATACACCAGTTAATACTGGGTCAGTTGCACCGGAAGCCATGGCAACGATTGAGGTTGTAATGCCACCAACACTTCCGGTCACTTCTAAGCCTAATGTGTTGCCGTAAGTTCCCGCATTGATTGCAGTGAGAGTGACAACCCCTAAAGTATTAGCCGCAGAAGTTGGATTT